AAAACTGCCCGGAAATATCCGAGCACCAAAACAATAACCAAAAATAAAAATCGGAAAATAAACGGAACTGTAGTTTCTTCACGGATTGGTATATCAATCATTTCTGACTGTGCAACCGCTTCGTCTCCATAACACATAAACTTTAGTTCATCATAAGTGGGTAAATTTTCTCTGTTAAGATAACCCCACAAATTACGTCTATCCAATAATTTGGTCAAAAATGCACGTCTCTTATTAAACGTGCGTCGTCCGTATTGAAAATACTCACGACAAGCGCTGTCAATAATCTCAGCACACTGTTCATCAAGTGAAATAGTGCGAGATCTTGTACAAACAGTCAACATTTTCTTAATTGACTTTTCGTCTAACGGCGCTCGTATGAATTTATCTTCACGACGAACAAAATATCTTCTCAAAAAACTAGCTTCTATAATATTAACAAATGGAACAGACTCAGATGTCTTATCCGGCATAGTAAATATGATCCGATAGCATGCTAACGCACGACTAATCGAAACATGATTAAATTCATCTATACTAGAAGAAGCGATGTTGTCATCACCGTAAGTTAACAATGAGAAGAAATCAAAAAATTTGTCAAAATCAACATTCATATTCTTCTCGCGCGCAACATGGTTACACGCTAACATCATATATAAACAATTAACAATCGAATTTATGATGGTAGTCAATGAATGTCCAGACGGATTGGTTCCATAAAATTCTACAACGGTACCAAAAACATTTGAAATAGGATAGGCAACTTCCGTAGCAACGGCAGTCATAAATTTGCGATCTTCTTCTGAAAATCCCAAATGTTTCGCTAATCCTATCAAAACTTCAAAAGCAGCCATAACGATGGCTGGCTCCATCCTTTTATCAAAACTAGAATAATCACCTGCAATTATACGGTCAACACCGTTTTTAACAATGTGATTATACAAAACTGTCCAATCCTTTCCACAAGCATTGGCTCCAATGGCACATCCGAATTTATGTCGGAAACGGCCACTAAAAAGAGGAATACACCATAAAAATGCCTGTCTCTCTAAAATAGAGAAAAACAACGAAGCAGAATTAAAAATTCTACATTTGTTAGCGTCTACTTTTTCCTGCGTTATGGGCTCATCCTTAAACATAAGATCCCAAATCGCAGAAATACATTCGCCCTTGGCTATGCGCTCATAAGC